AATATGACACAACTCGTCAATTAACTAAGTTAAGTAATTTTTCTCAGCCTGGCAGTGCTGTCACTAAACGCACAAAGATGTATTCGCCGGTGCCATATAATATTACATTCACATTGAACATATATGCTAAGGCTCATGATGACGCATTGCAAATTGTAGAACAGATATTACCAACATTCAATCCGCAATATACTGTTACTATAAAGCCGTTTTCTTCAAAATACCCTGACTTTGTTGAAGACATACCAATTATTATACAAAGTGTTGATTTTACCGATGATTACGATGGATCATTGCAATCACGTAGAACAATTATATACACTATAAGTTTTGAAATGAAATTACAATATTATGGACCGTTAGAAGCAGAAAGTGCAGTTATTACGCAATCACAGGTTGATCTATTTACAGACCTGGCATCAATAAACGATTCAGCATCTCGAACCGAAAGAATTACATCTACGCCAACACCGATAGGCGTAAGCGCAGATAGTGATTTTGGTTTTAATACTATTATCTCATAGGAGAAATAAATGGCAATTACAAAAAGACTTGTAAAGGGAAGTGAATTAACTCACGCTGAGCTTGATGCTAATTTTACTGATCTTGAAGGTCAAATTACAACAGTTGAAAACAATTATTTAACGAAGGTTGATGCTAGCAATACGTATCTAACTTTGACTAGTGCAGGAACTACATATATAAGTCTAGCAACTTTAAAATCAGTGACAGCTGCAAGTGCTGACTTTGCAGATTTCCAAACACGGATAGCAGCCTTATAATAGGTAAATATAATGAGTGACAATCCAGATAATTTAAAAAATGATTACGAGTATTCTCGTCAAACGTATTACGAACTTGTAGAAAAAGGTAAAGATGCCTTAGAGTCTATGATCGAAGTAGCCCGAGAAAGTGAACATCCAAGAGCGTATGAAGTTTTAGCTGGATTAATTAAAAATACATCAGATGTTAATGACAAACTGATGGATTTGAACAAAAAACAAAAGGACTTGTTGCAAAAAGCAGAAGAAGAAGCAAAACAGCCACAAATTGGTCAACAGACTAATAATGTTTTTCTTGGCTCTACTGCTGATATACAACGCCTTCTACAGAATGGAGATGATATAGTTGATGTTACGCCAGAACGAGACGTATCTAGGGAATCCTAATGTAAAAAGAGATGGCGTTCAACAAGCATGGACCCCGGAGCTTTTACGTGAATATAAAAAATGTATGGTCGATCCAATACACTTTGCAGAGACATATGTCAAAGTTATATCGCTCGACGTTGGCCTTGTGCCATTTAATTTATACCCGTATCAAAGAGAAATGTTCAATCATTTTGATTCGAATCGATTCTCTATTATCTTGGCTTGTCGACAATCTGGCAAGTCTATATCAGCTTGTGCTTATTTATTGTGGTATGCTCTTTTTCATACTGAAAAAACAATTGCAATCTTGGCCAACAAGGGTGCAACTGCAAGAGAAATGCTGTCGCGCATTACGCTCATGCTCGAAAACATTCCTTTCTTTCTTCAGCCTGGATCAAAATCACTCAATAAAGGTACTTTGGAATTCAGTAATAATTCCCGTATTGTCGCTGCTGCTACTTCCGGTAGCTCTATTCGTGGCATGTCAGTTAACCTTCTTTATCTTGACGAGTTTGCTTTTGTTGAAAGGGCTGCAGAGTTTTATACCTCCACGTATCCGGTTGTTTCAGCAGGTACAGACACTAAAGTTATCATTACATCAACAGCTAACGGGATTGGTAATCAATTTCACAAGGTTTGGGAAGGAGCTATCCAAGGAATAAACGAATATAAAAGTTTTCGTGTTGATTGGCATGATGTTCCTGGCCGCGATGACGAATGGAGAATTCAAACAATTGCAAATACCAGTCAATTACAATTTGATCAAGAATTTGGCAATACGTTTTTTGGAACCGGTGATACACTAATTAATGCAGAAACATTAATGGGATTGAGAGCTAAAAATCCTATTCGCACATTAGAAGGTGGTCTCTTAAAGATTTATCAAGAGACTAAAGAAAAGCATGCCTATATTATGACTGTAGATGTGTCGAAGGGAAGAGGTCAGGATTATTCTACTTTTACCTTAATCGATATTAGCGTTACCCCGTTTGCACAGGTTGCTGTATACCGCAACAACACTATCTCTCCTTTACTCTTCCCAAATATTATATATAAATACGCGAAATCCTACAATAATGCTTATGTAGTAGTAGAATCAAATGATCAAGGCTCTCTAGTATGTAATGGATTATGGCATGATCTTGAATATGAAAATGTACATGTTGAATCTGCTATAAAAGCAAATGCATTAGGAATCGAAATCACTCGAAAAACAAAAAGATTAGGTTGCTCAGCAATTAAAGATATTGTTGAAACTAATAAACTTGATATTGTTGACGAACAAACCATATTAGAAATGTCTACGTTTGAAGCTAGAGGTCAATCATATGAAGCATCTGATGGTAACCACGATGATTTAATGATGAATTTAGTTTTATTTGGATATTTTAGTACTGGTGGTTATTTTCATGATATGACAAATATTAATATGAAAAAAATGATGTTTGAAGATAGAATGAGAGAAATAGACGAGGATATAGTTCCTTTTGGCTTTATAGATGATGGTACAGATTATATGAATCAGTTAGATCAAGAAGATAGAAATAGTGAATGGGCCATTGAATACGATCCAAATTTGTAATATTATAAATAACACTGTAAATTGACTGTTCGTATTATGATTCATATAATTTTAACAAGGAAGATAAAAAAATGGCACTAGGTACACCGTCTGAATCACCAGCGGTTGTTGTCAAAGAGATAGATCTGACTGGTGGCGTTCCAAACGTTCAGTCAACTACTGGCGCAATCGTAGGGAATTTTCGGTGGGGTCCAGTCGGAGAAAGAGTACGAGTAGCTAACGAAGCTGAGCTAGTAAGCAACTTTGCCTCACCTGACTCTGACAACACCATCGATTGGCATTCAGCAGCTTATTTCCTCCGCTATTCAAGCTCAATGCTTGTTGTGCGTGAGGCAACTGCAGCTGCAAAAAATGCTTACTCCTCAACCATGCAGGGTCCCGCTAAAATAGCTAGTTTTAGTGGAGTTCCAACTGTAAATAACGAAACCGCTTTCGAAGCCCAAGAAAATAGCTTGGACTCAGATCGCCACACATTTGTAGCACGATACCCAGGAGATCTTGGTAACAGTATTTCTGTTAACTTGCTTCCGGCTGTTGATTCTGCAGGACGCTTCACAAATTGGGCGTATGCAGGTAACTTCGATGGCGCGCCTGGAACATCGCCATTTGCGACTGATGTAAATGCTACAAACGACGAAATGCATGTTGTAGTTATTGACCAAGAAGGTTTGTTGACTGGAACAAGAGGTCAAGTTCTCGAAACTTATCCTTTCGTATCAGTAGCGCAAAACGCTACAAATCCTGATGGTACAACAAACTTTGCAAAATCGATTATCAACACAAGATCTGAATATGTCTACATGGTAGATTTTGATTCAGATATGAAACAAACTGCAGGTACCGCCGCGGGCGCAGCTGCTGTTTCTGGTTCAAACTTCTTAATTAATAACCACACATCTGGTCATGCCTATAACTTTGACTCTGGTGTAAATTCTGGTATTTTAACAACTACAGAAGTTTTGAATGGTCATGATCTTTTCGAAGATAGAGATATTGTCGAAGTTGATTTTATGATTTCGCCAAGCATGAATAGCCGCACTGATCACACTACAGTTGTTAACGATCTCGTTACAACAGCACAATCACTAAGAAAAGATTGTGTAGTATGCGCATCACCTGCACGTACTGATGTAGTTGGTTTGACTAATGCAGCTACCATTACAACAAATATCACTACAACTGCCGCATCTTTCACGAATTCTTCATACTTAGTTATGGATGGAAACTTCTTGAAAGTTTACGACAAGTTTAATGATCAATACATTAATATTCCGGCTGCTTCAAGTACAGCAGGTATTATGGCTGCTACTGATCTTAATCGTGCACCTTGGTTCTCGCCAGCTGGTTCACGACGTGGTCAATATCTTGGAATCACTGCACTCGCATGGACTCCAACCAAACAGCAGCGTGATTCTCTGTATAAAGCAAGCGTAAATCCAGTTGCTAATATTCCAGGTCAAGGCTCATTGCTATTCGGTGATAAGACGAAACTTGGTAGACCATCAGCATTCGATCGTATCAATGTACGTAGATTGTTCTTGGTACTTGAGCGAGCAATCGGTAGAGCAGCTGAGCAAGCACTATTCGAATTCAACGATGAATTCACTAGAGCAGAATTTGTTAATATCGTAGAGCCAGTACTAAGAGAAGTACGCGGTCGACGAGGTATCTCAGACTTTAGAGTTGTCTGTGATGAAACAAACAATACTCCGGCAATCGTTGACAGAAACGAATTCATAGCGAACATCTTCATCAAGCCAGCACGTTCGATCAATTACATCACACTTAATTTTGTGGCTGTAAGATCTGGTGTTGACTTCGAAGAAGTTGTTGGCACGGTTTAAGGAGGTAACGAACAATGGCTATTCTCGGCGTAGATGACTTCAAGTCAAAACTGAGAGGCGGCGGTGCTCGTCCTAACCTCTTTAAGGCTACTATTAATTTTCCTGGTTACGCAAACGGTGATGCAGAATTGACATCATTCTTGTGTGAAACTGCACAGTTACCAGGCTCCACAATGGGACAAATTATTGTACCATTCCGCGGTAGACAATTAAAAATGGCCGGTGATCGTACATTCGATGCATGGACAGTAACAATCATTAATGATACTGACTTTGCAATTCGTGATGCGATGGAAAGATGGATGAACGGTATGAATGCACATAGTGCTAATACTGGTCTTTCATCACCAATTGCATACGAAGCTGATCTCAAGGTTGATCAACTAGATCGTGATGGTGCAGTCATTAAGACTTACACCTTCAGAGGTTCATTCCCTCAAGATCTATCACCAATCGATCTTGCGTATAGTTCAAATGATGAAATCGAAAGATTCCAAGTAACATTTGCTTATCAGTACTTCGAGTCGAACACAACAAGCTAAATAAATAAGGAGAGGCAGTTTTGCTGCCTCTCTTACTATTTTTATAAGGACGTGAAATGGCTGAAGAAGCAGGAAATAGCGAAGGTATCAAACTCTTTGGGTTTGAAATTAAACGCTCAAAAAAGAAGGAAGCTGAAAAGTTACCTTCGATTGTACCGCCTCGTGATGACGAAGGTGGAAGCTATGCAACTGCATCAGGTACACATTATGGTCAATATCTAAATTTAGATGGTGATGATTCGAAAGATAATTACCAATTGATTATGAAATATCGGGGTAATGCAATGCATCCAGAAGTTGATGCTGCTATCGAAGATATTGTTAATGAGTCAATTACTGGTGCTCAAATGGAACAAACGTTAGATCTTAATTTAGACGATGTTAAAGCTCCAGATAGAATTAAAAAAGTTATTAAAGAAGAATTTGATTCGATTTATGCCATGCTTAATTTTAAAGAATTAGGGCATGATATTTTTAGAAGATGGTATGTTGATGGTAGAATCTATCATCATCTTGTTGTGAATGAAGATAATCCAAAAGAAGGTATACAGGAAATACGACCGATTGATGCTGCTAAAATGCGCAAGGTCAAAAAAGTAAAAACTAAAAAAGATCCTATTACCGGTGCTAAAATAGTTGAAAAAACTGAAGAATTTTTTATCTTTCAAGAAAAACCTGGTAGTTCAACATCAGGAATTAAAATGACACCAGATTCAGTTAGTTACGTAACATCTGGTCTATTGACAGAAGATCGTAAGAAAATTGTTTCTTATTTGCATAAAGCGCTAAAGCCGATAAATCAGCTGAGAATGATGGAAGACTCTCTTGTCATTTACCGTCTTGCTCGAGCCCCCGAAAGAAGAATATTCTATATTGATGTAGGCAATATGCCTCGTGGTAAATCAGAAGAATATATGAAAAGTATTATGACTAAGTATCGTAATAAGCTTGTGTACGATGCAGCAACTGGTCAAATTAAAGATGATCGTAAGCATATGTCAATGCTTGAAGATTTTTGGTTGCCACGGCGTGAGGGCGGTAAAGGTACTGAAATTACTACATTACCAGGCGGTGAAAATTTAGGTCAAATTGAAGATATTATTTATTTTCAGAAAAAAGTTTATCGTTCATTAAACGTACCTATTAATAGATTAGAACAAGAACAACAATTTAGTTTAGGTAGAGCTAATGAAGTTAATCGTGATGAGTTAAAATTCCAAAAGTTTATTGATAGAATTAGAATGAGATTTGCTCATCTATTTTATGGTATTTTGAAAAAACAATTAATTATAAAGGGAATCATCACAGAAGAAGATTGGGAAGAATGGAAAAACGATATTACGGTTGATTATATTCGTGATAACCATTTTACTGAACTTCGAGATTCAGAAATTTTGAGAGAAAGACTACAAACCTTAGATCTTCTTTCTAACTATGTTGGTGAATATTATTCTAAGGAGTGGATTCAGAAGAATGTATTAATGCTTTCTGATGAAGATATTGCGAAGATGGCAAAAGAAATTAATGGCGAAGCTGAAGAAGAGCCAGATGAAGAAGAGCAACAGGCACAACCTGCAGCTCAAAAATTTGAATTAAAACCTGTACAAGGAGATGACAGTGAGTGAAGTAGAAACCCAAGAACCTGAGGGCATGGCAACAGCTCAAGAACTTATTCAACAAGCTTTAGATCAAGACTACAATAAAGCAAATAAGACGTTTGGCGACATGATGACTATTAAATTAGATGATTTATTGGATCAAGAAAAAGTCCGATTGGCTGATCAGATTTTTAATGGAGCACCAGATGTGGATAATGAAGAAGACAACGTGGGGGATGAAGATGGTATTGACCAACTTGAGCTTGACCTTGAAGGAGAGGGCGAGTCTGAATCAGAAGAATCGGGAGATGAGGAAGATGACGAAGTCGAAGAAGACGAATCATTAGACGATGTTACTGATGAAGAAGTTGAAGAAATGTTGGATGAAATCGAAAATGAAGAGTAATAAAAGTATAAATAAAGGTTACAAATGAAAACTTTTGGTGAATTACGAGAAAAAATGGGAAAGAGCATGCCGCCTGGTGAGCATGTTTTCGATAAAAAAATTAATAAAACCCATCTTATGATTCATAAAGAAAAGGGCAAATTTGTTACCTATATAGACATGGAAAAGTTAGATACTTATCCATCTCTTGGTATGGCTAAAAAAGCTGGTACGGAATTTATAAAGGTATCTAAAAAATGAAACTGATTGCTGAATACAACGAAGATCATCTTGAGGTCTTGACTGAAGCTAAAGCTGATGGTGGAAAAAAATATTCCATCGAAGGTGTATTCATGCAAGCAGAAACAAAGAATCGAAATGGTCGAATATATCCAAAGCCGATTATGGAAAACGCAGTTAACAAATATGTTACTGAACAAGTTTCTAAAGGTCGTGCTGTAGGTGAACTAAATCACCCTGAAGGACCGACCGTTAATTTAGACAAAGTTTCTCACAAAATCGAATCCCTTGATTGGAAAGGTAACGATGTTGTGGGTAAGGCTACTATTTTGGAAACACCAATGGGCATGATCGTTCGCGGTTTGCTTGATGGCGGTATCAACTTAGGAGTCTCGACTCGTGGTATGGGAAGTTTGGAACGAGGTAATAACGCAATGATCGTCAAGGACGATTTTCTACTCAATGCAGTAGATATTGTTCAGGATCCATCAGCACCTAGCGCATTTGTTAATGGAGTTATGGAAGGTGTAGAATGGGTATGGAACAACGGTATTATCGAGGCACAAACTATTGAAAGAATGGAGACTGAAATTAAGAAAGCTCCTCGTGCTGATCTCTATGAGACACAGGTTCGTGAGTTTAAGAATTTCCTCTCGTTGCTCAAAACTAAATAAAAAAGGAGTCAATTATGACTGAAGATCAAAATCAAGATCAGGAAATTGAACTCCATGATGACGAGAACGAAATCGTGGAAGCTCAAGCTCATGATCCAAAAAACGCTGAAGCTCAGTCTGTAGCATCTGTTGATAAAGCAGGTGATGCAACCGGTACTGCGCCAAAGCGTAAAGGTGACAACACAAAACAAGATCCAATGCCAAAGACAAAAGCCGCACTAATGGCTGGCATGATGGGTAAACTGCAGGCAATGACTAAACAACAACTGCAAGCAGCTTACACTGAAGGATTTGACGTTGATGAAGTAGAAGGTGAAGCAATTGCTGAAACTTCTGATTTAGAAATTAACGTTGATTTTTCAGATGATCTTAATGCACTCGTCGCAGAAGAGGCAACTCTTTCTGATGAGTTCAAGGGTAAAGCAGAGACAATCTTTGAAGCAGCTATTAAATCAAAATTAGCTGAAGAAATTGATCGTCTTGAAGAGAAGTACGACGAAGAACTTGCTGAAGAAGTTGCTACTACTAAAGCAGAACTCGTTGAAAAGGTCGACAGCTATCTTAACTACGTAGTTGAGAATTGGATGGAAGAAAATAAACTTGCTATCCAAACTGGTTTGCGTACAGAAATCGCTGAAGGATT